ATTGATTTTATAGACTATGATATTAAATATGAAATAGACATAGACAATGATGGAAAGCCCGATTCAGTAAAGGTATTTATTGATGTGAATGATTACATAAGGTTAGAGGTAAATAATCAAAAAGAAATAATAGGTTACAGTGAAGAAGGGGTTAAAAGTGTGCTTATACATGATAATAAAGGTAATTACTGTGTAGGTGTACCAATTCACTATGATAATGATACGATGATAAGCAAATTTTACGGATTGAATAAAGACGCTATAGTATATAAATCAACTGTAAATGGATATGTAAAATCTGCATATCAAAACTTAGGTTTATATGTGGAAGACAGAAAATATATTATAGGATTTCAAAATACAAAGGGCAGATATCTGATAAATCCTGATTTGAGCCTTACTTTAGAGGGGAATTACACTGTAAATGATTTTAAACATACACTTGTAAAAGAGCTGAAAGCCTATAAGTATGATGACAAAACCGATACCTATGAAATACATACATATCAGCAAGGGGAAGTCTTGTATCTATACGAAACGGATATGCGAAACCTGATTTATTTTAAGACTAAGAATGGGGCTAAAGGATATATTAATGCAACAAAGGATGATTATGATATCCCTGCCGGCGAATTTTACATAGGAGATGAGAGGTTGGTTGATTATTTTAAAGCAGATGAAATATCATGGACCGGTTAATAATCAGATTATATAATTTCTCATATCACAGTTATGTTCGGTTAAAGAGAATGATGAAAGAGTTATTTATAAATAGCAAAGGGGGTAACATTAAATATGATTATAAGGACAGAAGGGAAGGAGAGGCACAATTATTTATTAAATAGAAAAAAAATATCCTGAAAAAACTCTCTCTTGGATAATAGAACAGGCATTAATTGAATATATTAAAAAATAAAATATCAAAAAAAGGCACATCAAAAATGGTGTGTTTTTTTATTTATTGTAATTTTTATAATCTTTGCAAATTTTGCAACATTTACTTCTCAAAAAAGTTATAACAAGTATGGAAAGTAAAAAATTTTAAAAGGAGTAGTATAAATGGCAAGAGTAAAGCCTCCATTTGCATACTTTGGGAGCAAAGGAAGATTTTATAAAGAAATAAAAGAAATATTTCAAGCAAATTATAGAGAAAATTTTGTTGATTTGTTTGCAGGTTCTATGGAAATCCCACTAAATTTTAAAAATGAATTTGGAGAATTAAAGGTATTAGCAAATGTAAAAGATGAAAAAATTGAATGCTTCTTATCTGGAAATGCTGTTGATACATATAAGAAAGGGCTTGAATATATAAAGCATGATTTAAAAATAAATGCTAGAAACTTATATGAAAATGATAGACAAGCGTTTGAAGAAGTAAACAAAAGATTTAAAAATATATTTTCTGAATGTTGTCCTTGCTGTGGAAAGAAATTAAGTACAAGAAAAAAGCATGAAGTTTTTAATGAAAATGAAAAAAGAATTTTAAGAAGTCTAATGGGCTTTGGAGGAAATGGAACAACATTAACAAATGCTTTTTATTCAGAAGAAAAAATAAAGAAGTTAGAACTTTATATAGGAGCATTAAAAACTATAAAAATAACAACTGATTTATTTGATGAAAATTGGGAATTTGAAAATAGTTTTATATTCTTAGATCCTCCATACATTAGAAAAACAAATGTAGGAGAGGAAGGCTTTATAGGTTACAACTATGTAGATGATAAAGGTGTGGATTGGACAATAAAAGATGATGAAAGACTTGTAGAGTTTATTAAAAGAAATCAAAATAAAAATAATGTATTTCTTGTATTTGGAAGTGTAGATAATAATTTATCTAAGCTGCTAAAAGAAAATTTTAAATGTAAATTTATTATAAAAGAATATAAAAAGCAAATGTTTGGGAAATTAGCAGAAAAAGCAGAGTATTTTTGCTTAATAAAATAAAAATATGGAGGTGTCTTTATGGACTTAGAGTTATTAAAAGCTAAAAAGCTATATGCTCAAGGAAATACAGCTCAAAAAATAGCTAGTGCTTTGAATAAGTCCCCAGGCACTATCTATCGTTGGATAAAAGAAAATAAGGAAGAATTTGAAGAAGCTAGAAAATTGGCTGGAATGACATTAGATGATGTAATTGATTTACTTGATGAAACTCATAAAAAAATATTAATAGAAATTTCTAAAAATCCTGAACAATTTAGAGATCCAAAAACTGCTGATGCTTTGGTTAAAGTTGCAAGTGTAGTAGAAAAAGTAACAGCAAGAAGTGAAAAGAAAAAAGAACAAGCTAAAAAAGAAGTTGAAGAAGAAAGAGGGGTGTTGATAGTTGATGACATCAAAGAAGAAGAGAAAGCAACTTAAAATATCAGACTTATTAACTCCTAGATTTTATCCACTTTATTCAGCTTGGAAAAGTAATAAATACACTCGTTTGGTTTGTAAAGGTGGAAGAGGTTCAGCGAAATCAACTAATATTGCCTTGATTTTAGTTTTTGATTTAATACAATATCCCATCAATACGATTTGTTTTAGAAAAGTAGGGGAAACACTTAGAAAATCAGTATATGAACAAATAAAATGGGCTATTAAATTTTTAGGAGTGGAAGAATACTTTGAATATAAACTTAGTCCACTTGAAATTATTTACAAAGAAAGAGGAAATAAATTTATTTTTATGGGAGTAGATGACCCACAAAAAAGTAAATCTATAAAAGAAGCTCAATTTCCTGTTGCTCGTTACTGGTTTGAAGAACTTGCTGAGTTTAAGAATGAAGATGAAGTTGAAACAGTTTTAAATTCAATATTTAGAGGAAAATTAGAAAAAGGACTTATTTATAAAGGATTCTTCTCATACAATCCACAAAAAATGAAACATAACTGGGTTAATAAAAAGTATAATTATTCTTTCATAGAGAATAATGTATATGTACATCATTCAACTTATTTAGAAAATCCACATATATCAGAAGAGTTTATAAAAGAAGCTGAAGCAGTTAAAGCAAAAGATGAAACAAAATATAGACTTGTATATATGGGAGAACCAATAGGCAATGGACTTGTTCCATTTCCTAATTTGGAAATAAGAGAAATAGAAGCAACAGAAATTGCAGGACTTGAAAAATTTAGAAATGGAGTTGACTGGGGTTATGGAGTAGATCCACTTGCATTTGTTAGGTGGGGTTATGACAAAAAGAAGGGCATTATTTATGCACTAGATGAGTATTATGGAGTAGGTTTAAAAAATAGAAATCTAGCAAACTATATTCTTTCAAAAGGTTATGATGAGCTGGTTATGTGTGATAGTGCTGAACCCAAATCTATTGATGAATTAAAAGAATATGACATAAGTGCATGGGGAGCAAAAAAAGGTGCTGGAAGTGTTGAGTATGGAGAAAAATGGCTTTCTGATTTGGAAGCAATAGTAATAGATCCAAAAAGGACTCCAAATATATCAAGAGAATTTGAAATGATTGATTATGACACTGATCGTGAAGGGAATCCATTACCACGCTTATGTGATTCAAACAATCATACAATAGATGCTACAAGATACGCATTTTCTAATGATATGAAAAAAGGGAAGTGGGTATATGAGTATTAGAGAAATTTTTAAAAATTGGTTTTTCAAAGATTGTTCTGTAATGACTGGAGATGGGAAGAGTTTTGAATCATCTGAATATATGTCAACAATATGGGAACAGCCAGGCTTTATGCTGCCAATTAAGAAAAAGATAAAGGCTTGTCAAAATATAGAAATGGGCATTTATATAGGAAAAGAAGACGGCAAGAAAAAAGTTGATAATCATATTTTAAATAAGATTTTTAGAATGATTAATCCAAATACATCATTCCAAGACTTTATAGATTATTTAATAGTTTGGTTAGAAGGCTCAAATAATGGCGTTTTGTTAGAGCTTATAAAGGGGCTACCCTCACTTGCTCCTGACTTATATATACACTCACCAAATAATTTTACAGTGTATTTTGAAGGTAGAAGGATAAGGGAAATAAGAATCCATAATCCAGCTAAAACAATAACTGGGGATGAATTAAAAAACTATATGTGGCTTAGTTCTCCAAACTATGACAACATAATTGATGGAGTTAGTGGAAATGGAATAGGACAAGGGAGAAGTAAGCATAATGCATTAGCAATATTTGGAGCTTATTTATTCAAGGCTTGGAAATGGAACTGGAGCTTGGCAAATAATTTAGGAAAGCCAGGAGGGATACTTCAAACAGAAGGTGCAGTAGATAAGGAAGATAGGGAAGAAATAAGAAGTAAATATTCAGCTCACTACGCAGGAGCTGAGAATGCTGGAAGTCCTTTGGTACTTGGATCAGGGCTAAAATATCAAGATACTTCAAAAGCTCCTATCGATGCTGATTGGAGTACAGCAGAACAGAAGGCACATGAAAGAGCTGCTATTGCTACTGATGTCCCAGTTGAATTAGTTGGTGGAGGAGATTCAACTTATCAGAATAGAAAGCAAGCTAAAAAAGAACTATATAGGGAAGCAGTAATACCGTTTTTTAATAATTTAAAAAATTGGCTTAATTATTTATTAAGTGATTATTTAAAAAATGGAGAGTATATAGACTATGATCTTTCTGGTGCTGATGAGCTAAAAGATGATATAGGGGATATTATTCAGAAGTTAGAACCATTGAAAAATAGAGTGACAATAAATGAATACAGAAGAATTATATCAACACTTACTGATTTAAGTTTAGAGCAACTAAAAGGTGGAGATGTCTTACTTGTTGGTGGTGGAGATATGACATTGGAAGAAATCACTGAACCAGCAACAACAGAAGGTGAAAGAGCTGAGGATGTATGAAGAAGGAAGTTCAAAAAATAAAAGCATTAAAAGCATTAGAAAGACGGCTAAGTGCAAGAAATAAAAAAATTATAGAAAAGATATTTATAGAATTAAGAGATAAAATAATTGAAGATAATTCAAAAAAATATGATGTAAAAATGATTATAAATATTGACTACGAATGGCTTTTGAAGAAATTTAAAAAGGGACTTGAAGTAGTTTACTTATATACATTCGAGGAGACTTTTAAAGGCTTTAAAAACATCTACAAGAAAACGATAAAATCTAAAACTATAAAAGGTATTAGAGATTATTTTTTAAAAGATTGGAATATAAAGAATGCTGGAAAACAAGCAACTAAAATGACAGCAACAACAAAAAATATTTTAAATAAGATAATCACAACAGGGCAAGAAGAAGGCTTATCACATAATGAAATGGTTAAAGAACTGGTAAAGAATATTAATGGAATGACAGAACAAAGAGCCAGTACAATAGCAAGAACTGAAACAAGCAAAAGCATTAATACAACAAGTTATGAAACTGCTAAAAATGTGATGAAAGAAAAATGTTGGATACATGTTGGAGGGAAAAAGACATATAGACCACATCATAAAGCTATAAGTAATAAATGGGTGGATATAGATTATAAATGGAAGTTAAAAGATGGTGTAGAAGCTGAGTATCCACACCAAGATAGTTTACCAGTTTCTGAGGTTGTTAGATGTAGTTGTTTAATTATTTTTAGATAAAAGGAGTATAGAGATGCCAAAAAAAATAAAAAAGATAAAGAAAAAGGTATCATTTGGGAATAATGAAGGAATTAATTTTAATTGTGAACTTCAAGAATTTAAAGAACATAGTGAAAAGGAAGGACAATTTACTGGGA